ACGGTGCCTGTACATTCCCAACCAACGTAGCGCCTCTCGAAAGAGGGGCGCTGAGGCTAGTCAATAAAGACTCTTTCAAGCCTCTGTCTTCAGACAGGGGTTATTGACGGAAATCTCCAAAGTGTCGGGACAGTATATCCGCTCATTTTATTTGTCGTTCCGTCACTTCTCGTGATCTTGACCGCGTTGAGGCAACTCTGATTCAGCGGTACCGTCCTCGTTGCAACGAAGTGGTTCCCCGCTAACGGGACAAATAACCGCGTCGAACGCCGTCCACGCTGCGGCGATTGCGTAAATCAAACGCACGTCGTCGTGCGTGGTTGGCGTTACCACCAGGCGCTTGTCGATTATTTCTACATCCATTGTTATCTCCTTTAGAAAGCCCACCTAAGCCCTCTCGGTGGAAAGGGCTTAGATCGGCTTTCGATCAGGTCACGGCTGCGCTCGTTCAGCGCTCAGGCCGCTCGGGGCTAACATGCCCTCTGTCCGAAGACTGATCCTGATCTAGCTCGTGGGGCGTGTGGCGATCGTCCGTCGCCATCGAGCATCCGTCGCTTTCAGGTGGTCCCCATCCCAACCGCACTGGAAGATGCCCTCCAGCCGTCCTGCGTACTTTTCATACGCGACCTTTGCGACTACCGTTCCGTCGCGTGATGCGCTCCCGACAGACCCTTCTGTCCAGAATCGCGTCCGTTTGGCGGGCGGTCCCCGACACAGCTAAGTGCCGAGATTCGATGCCCTTCCCATCGACGCCAAGCCTTGCGGCTTGGGTAAGGGATGTGTTGCAACCCCTATAGCTTTTATTATAAGCAAAGTAATGGCGGTGTCAATAGGAAAACTCATAATTTCAAACAAAAGCTATGTTTGCGGGCAAAAAAAGGCCACCGCGAAGGTGGCTCTTTGCGGAAATCGTAGGTTAGAGACCGCCTGCTCCAGACCTGTCGATGACTCTTCCGACGATGTAGACGAACTCTGTTTCAGTAGCTGGGATTACTTCTGGCTTCCATGACGGATTCTCTGACACTACATATAAGTCGCCATTCATGAGGCGGCGAAGACGCTTGACTCGCCACTCACCGCGATACGTGAAAACGTAGACGCGATCATTGATGATGTCTCGTTGGGCTTCGTCCACGGTTACGGAGTCTCCGTCAAAAAGAAGCGGCTCCATGCTCTCGCCAGATACTTCAAATACTTTTAGGTGCGACTGTTTGTACTGGTGCTTCTGGAGCCAGGAACGTCTGTATGACTTGGGTTCTGCGGTCTCGTCGATTGTGTAGGTTGGCGGCGTGTAGCCGTCACCGGCGGAGCATTGAATCGTATACACGGGGATTTTCACAAAGTCAGAGTCGTCGTCGATTTCCTCGGTGATGAGCGGCAGGACAGGTGTGGCTTTGGGCAAAGGATCGCCTACACCGGCAAGAAGCCATTCATACATAACGGGTAGTTTTTTGCAGATGGCAACGGCTGCCTCGGCACGGATGGAGGAGGTCTTACCGTTCAGCCAGTGCGCAACAGATGGCTGGCTAACGCCAGCAATGCGGGCAAGCTCTGACTGTGAGAGGTTGTAGGTGGACTGCAACCAAGAGATTCGTTCAGAAAGCGTACTCATAATTAAAAATCTTATAACAGAGCGCCATAACAGTTCCTCTAGTAAGCTATAATAAAAGCTATAACGCACAAGGAGTTGTTATGGACTTAGCCAAACAGAGATCTACTGCAATAGCGCGCTCGCTGGTTTCGGAGATTGGTACCCAGTCGAAGACCGCGAAGGTGGTCGGGGTTTCACAGCCCACGATTGCTATCTGGATCCGCAACGGGATTGGTCGAACTCGAGAGAACGATCTCCGGTTCCGATTCCCAAATTTAGAGACGTGGAAGCTTTTCCCGGCTTTGGAGGTCGTTGACAAGTGTTCGTCCGACCAGAGCTAAGAAAGGGCGACGTTGACGTGCGCCTCAAAGCCCCGAAAACGATGATCGAAAAGCTCGACTTGCTAAGCATAGCTTTCGGCCTCACGAGACAAGATGTGATCCTGATTGCTCTTGACGCTTATGTTCAAGAACTATCCCATGTCTCTAAGGTACTCGCCCCAGCCGTGGCGAAGCAACGGAATCGTGACGGAAACGGAACGGACGAGGAGAGATAGCGATGGGATTTCTTGCAGTTTTTAAGGTTCGCGGTTCTGGGTTGACGAACAAAACCGAAGTCGACGTTCTGGAGGCTTTAGCTTTCTTTATGAACGATCAATCTGGAGTGTGCTTTCCGTCGACCGATGCGGTCGCGCGGATTGCTCGTGTTCACCCGAATGTCGCCAGAAAGACGCTCAAAGAACTCGAGGCCAACGGCCTGATTTCCACGCGACAAGCTCCTGGCTGTCGTCGATATTTTGACCTGCATCTAGACCGCCTCCCCCTTAACGAAACTGCAGGGGGTAACGATCTTGACGGGGTTAAAGAAGTTGAACCCCTTAAAGATGTTGAAGGGGTTAAAGAAGTTGAAGTAGCCCCCTTAAAGAAAGTTGAGGGGGCCCCTTTAACTTCTTTAAGTACACCCCTTAAAGATCTTGAACCCGAACTAACAAAAGAACTAACAAGAGAACAAAGAAGGGAACTGACAAGTTTGGATGCACCCGAGCGCACGCTGTGGGAAACCGACCATCTTACCAACGACGGTAAAAAGGTCGAAAAGCCAAAGGCGACAAGAGCCAAGCCAAAGACAAGCTGCCCATTCTCGCCTGACGACTCTATCCCGCCTGAATACCTTGAGTACGCACAAGCCAAGCACCCAAGCATCAACGCTCAGACGGAGTTCACCAAGTTCGTCAACTTCCACCTTTCCAAAGACAACCGGTACAGCAACTGGCTGGCCGCATGGAGGTATTGGGTTGGAAACATCAAGACCTACTCGCGACAGACTCAACGATCAACCAACATTCGATTCGAAGGACACGACAATGACTTCTCGTGCATCTATGGTTAACCGGCTGGATAACTTGGCATCCATCATCAAAGCCAAGAAGGAGCAGGAGCGTGCTGAATACGACGCACTGCCAGAAGTTGTGATTGACTGCGCTGTTCACGGAGAGCAACACGTCAAGTTGATGCCGGGGCAGGAGGCCGACCGGATTGAGTGTCCTCTCTGCGTCCAGGAGCGCCAGCGTCGTGAGGCAATCGCCTACAAGTTCAACGAGAACGCACTCAAGCTCGCTGACGTTCTCGGTGACGTCCTCTCCCCCTATGGTGAGGATCAGGTCTTTGAAAACTTCAGGCTGACTGCACAAGGCGACAAGCGTCCGTTACAGCAGAAGGCTTTCAAGGCCTGCCGGCAATTCGCTGTGCGCTTCTCTGAGCGCCTCCTGTCAGGTGACAAGGCACGTAGCCGCGTGGGCATCTTGATGCACGGGCACTTCGGCAACGGCAAGACGCACCTGGCCTCCGCCATTACGTCCGTCGTTCGTGATCAGGGCTTCAGGCCTGTCTTCCTGCGTGCGCTGACGCTGTTCAACGCTTTCCGCGGCCGGTCCGACAAGGCCAACGCTCTCGCAAAACTTCTCGCCCATTGCCCGCTCCTCATCATCGATGAGCTGGGCCGCTCTACCGGCAGCGAGTTCGAGCGCAATCAGCTGATCGAGATCATCGACGCGCGAGGCCTGCTGGGCTATCCCACGATCATCATCACCAACCTCGACGGCAAGGGCTATGTCGAGCTCATGGGCGGCGCTATCGCATCCAGGACGCAGACGCTTTTCTACCCTGTGGCTTTTGACTGGGAGGACTACCGGAAGAGCCAGAACATCGCCGACATGAGCATTGAGGAGGTGTTCTGATGTCAGCTCTTGGCCTCCCTCGCAGCCTTCATTCTGGCAATGCAGGCTTCATATTCTTTGGGCTGAGTAATCAGTTCGTCGACCAAGCGGTTAATGCCGTTCGACAAAAGCTTGACCGTCTCGAGAGCCTCTTCGTTGGATTCGGAAAAGTCAATGACGTTTCGGTGAACCGCTTCGTTGCCCGTAAGGCGACAGGCATCAAGGATCGATTTTTGCAGATCGTTGATGTCGAGCGTTGCGATTTTATCGGCAAGTTTGGCGCTTCCCGGGCGGAGATGGTTGACCAGTCTCTCGGCCGCAATACGCAGCATGGCGCACGCCGCTCGTGGCGAATTTCCGTAGATAGCTTGAGCTTCGTTGAAAACCTCAGCGACGTCTTTTGGCATGTCTTTGTGGGGTTTGACTCCCTGAGGCTTGAGCAAAACAACTTTGCCGTCCTCCCAGTAGCTATAGCCGCCGCAGGCCGCGCAACGGCAAACCGTTCTCTCGCGGTACTCAAAGAAGTCGGCAAAGAGACTGAGGCCAATGCTTTTGGTCGGATTGTACGGATCACGAGATCTGCGCAAGTCATCCAGAGATACATCGGGACGAATCGTTTTCAAAACAGGGAAGGCTTCTTGCCGACACTCAATACCGCAACGCGGGCACTTACCGGAGAGCTCAAATGAAGGAAGACGAAAATCTGGTGTCATTGTCGATCCAGTGGATTAACGAAAGAAACAAGGCCTTGACTAAGGCCGGTGAGGGTATTGTCGCCGCTCGCAAGAGCCTCGATCAACTCGAGGAAATACTCAGCGGAACCGTCACGGGGAATGTTCCTGACATCGGGCAAGTGGCAGACACGACGCACAGGCTTCGTGAAGAGATCGACCAGATTCTGATCGGCCTGGTTGAGTCGAGCATGGTCAAGTCAGAAAGGAGGCTCTGATGAGCGAATTCTTCAGCTGGCTATTCACAACCGATCACCTACAGGATTTCTCAATCCTAACGCTCTGCTTCTGCATCGTCATGTCCGGCAGGGCAATAGATCGACACAGCCGTCAGATTTCCAAGCTGCAGAGAGAAGTGAGGGAGCTCACTCGCCGATGTAATGAGTTCGCTCATAGTCACAACTCGCCCGAAGAGCGGGGCGCAAGTAGGAGAACGGAATGACAACCTCGAGCGTACCGCTCTCTGCAATTGTCGGCTTCACCAAGAACCTCAGGGTCTTCGATTCGTTGGGGCGAAGCGAGATGGCGAGTTGCTTCTTGCCTGCCGAGAGGTCGGCTGTCGGCACTAACTCGCCGCCCTTCTTCACAAACGTGGGAAAGATCGCATCTTTGACTTCTATCGATCTGAGCACGACCGGCATCGTCGCCGCTTGGATCGTGACGGTCATGGCGAAAAAGCCGTCCCTCTGCAGCTGTTCACCACGTGAACCGCGACGGGTGCTGTTCGGAACGTCATCGATGCAAACGTCGATGGTAGGGCGTGAGGCTAGGAAGTTTGGATACATGAAAACGGCTGTGGCCGCCGTAGCGACCGCGGCAATGACAGAAAACGGATCAAACACGATTTCCTCCGTGGGTTGGTTGATGAATGTGTTGGGGAACACGCCTCAATCATCTCACGGGGGAGCCAGAGAGGTAACGAGAATGACAGGGTTTTGGACTTACATGTGCGTGCTCACGGTCGTTGTTGGCATAGTCGCAATCGCATGGATTTTTCGCGACTGGAGGTGATAAGAGATGAACTTTGCGCAACTCTTCTTTTCGATCTTGGCCTTCGGCGTGCTCACGCTCGGAATCTTTTGGGCTTTTCAGGAGGCAGCTTATCGGGCACAGGTCTTGGGTGATTCGATTACGCCGCCATTTCTGCGAGGCATATCGGCAATGATTGCGGCCGTGTACGCGGCTTCCGCCGTTGTTTCATCGCTGTATTGGCTAAGGAGCGTGCTCACATGACGGACGAAATCGAATGCCTTATAGGGATCGTCCTGCTTTTCGTCATGTACGTTGCATGGATTTTTGAGAGCGATGACTGGGACGAATGAGCAAAAGCATATTGACCACAGGAGGACGTTATGAGGTGGAACATCAAGGGCTTCGACCAGTACGAAGTCGACGAGGCAGGGCAAGTCTGGGCCAAGCCGCAAAAGCGCCGATTCGGCAACAGCTGTCGCCTGATCCCCGAAAAGCCACTAAAGCTCGAAAAGGCGGGCACGTGGCAGATGCGGAAGGCGGGGCTGCCACAACGTCTACGCCCCGACGAAATTGAACAACTCAAAATCGCAAAAGGAGAAACCGATGCAACTCACTCGTAGCCCCCGCATGTCCGAAATCAAGGACGAGGACTTTGAGCCGATCGAGAAGGACGGGAAGCTCAATGCCCCCAAAATCGGCGAGCGATGCCTTTTCCTGCTCAGAGCCTGGCACGGGCGTCCTGTCAATGGCTTCAGGGTCTTCGGATATCGGGAGGACGATGCGCTCATCTACGTACCTCTCTACAAGCAAAGCCTGTCGCTCCTGGGCGTCAAGGGATGGATTCGCGTTGGCGGTGAGCCGTTCTATAACGGGCGCTTCGGAGGTGCGAAATGACCAGCCTCTTCACACCTGACGAACTACCGCGCATGGCTAAAACGCTCAAGACGCTCGAGACGACCATCGACGCGATCGTCTGCGCAGATGAAAGCCAGCACGTGAGAAATCACGTCTGGGATCGTGCAGAAAACCGAAAGCACGTCAAGCAGGCTCTTCGCGCCGCAAAGCACCAGGCAGATTCCATGCTGCGACTGATGGAGCGCACCGACCTCGAGAGACTCGCACATGAATAGAAAAGTCTTCGCGCTCGGGCGCATGAAGTCCGGCCAGATGAACCGCACAGAGGCGGCTTATGCAACCACGCTAGAAGCCGCCAGAAACGCGCATGAGATCGTCTGGTATGCCTTTGAAGGTGTCACCCTTAAGCTCGCCGACGGATGCCGCTACACCCCTGATTTCGCTGTTCTACGAGCTGACGGCATCATGGAGATGCACGAGGTCAAGGGCTATTGGACCGACGACGCCCGCGTGAAAGTCAAGGTTGCAGCTGAGAAGTTTCCGTTCGTTTTCAAAGCTGTCTACAAGCAAGCAAAGAAAGACGGCGGAGGTTGGAGGATTGAGGAGTTCTGATGATCACGAAAGAGCAAGAACAGCGACTTCGCAACTGGGCGCGAGCAAACCGCGAATGCCCAAGAGTCAAGAAGGGGGCGACGCTTGTCTTCTGTGAGTCGCTTCGCTACTGGTATGACCACGAGGCGGAAGAGGGAGATGACGAGCCGCCGACGCGACCGCCGCAGGCAGAGAGACGGGGCATCGACGTCGACGACGCTAACCTGATCGATCGAGCTTACAGAGATCGAGAAATGCGTAACATCAGCCGCGCAGTTCTGCGCATGTTCTACTGCGAGAAGCGCCACCCCAGGGACATCGAACGCGAGCTCTCGCTAGGGGAAAAGACGCTCAACATGCATAGGGAACGAGCCGTCAATCAGATCTTCCGAATTGTTGAATCTTTGGAGAAGGAGGCGTAAAATGACCAAATAAGGTCGTATGACAGCTGCAGTTGGCAGTCCGGTTTTCCGTGGGCTCCCGTATGGGAGCTTCGGCGTGCCCGAAAGAAACGAACCCGCAAGCGTATGCAAGCGTTTCAGAGCTGACGCTAGCTTGAGTTAAGATGTAATTGAGCCCGTGGTGAAGAACTGCGGGCTTTTTTCGTTTACAACACCGCGCACGCCTCTCAACGATGCGCAACCCGCGCGGTTTCCATTCGCTACCTTAGGTCAGTTTGCTCTAAGGCCTGGGTGGGGAGAAATCCTCGCCCTCTCTAATTCCTTGGGTTACCTATGAAGAAAGCTATTGTGGCGGCCATTGCGGTCGCCTTTTTCGTTTCTACAGCCGCTGATGCACGTGGCGGTCGAGGCTTCAGCGGCGGTCGATCTTTCTCCCGTCCTGCTCCTGCCAGAACCTATGCGCCGAAGCACACGACTGTTGTGAAGAAAAACACTACCGTCGTCAACCAGACCGTTCATCAAAACACCACCTCTTCGGGTGGCGGCTTCTGGTCGACCGTTGCGGGTGCAGCCGCAGGCTCGATGGCAGGCAATGCCATCTACGACGTGATGACGAAGGACGACGAACCGAAACAGCCCGCACAGGCTCCTCAGCAACCGCAGGTCGTTTACGTCCCCGTCGGCTCTGACGGAAAGCCCGTTCAGCAGGCTCAATAAAACGAAAGCCGCAAGTGCTACCAACACTCGCGGCTTTCTTCTTTTCCACCAACCAGAACTTGGTGAATTGATGAAAGATATTTTAACAGGTATCGGCGCGTATTTCGCGATGACCAAGGTTTTCAAAATGCTTACCGATCCCTTGAAGCAAGTGCCAGGCGACTGGCGGTTTCTGCGATTGTCGATCGTGGTTTGCGCGATCTTGACCATCGCTTTTTCGGCATTGGACTATTCGACGAGATGCCTCGAAAGCATCGTCGAACACTGGCCGTTCTAACTCTCGAAAGGAGGTGCTATGGCATCAAAACCGAACGCCTCCAAGATGGGGCGACCTTCGATCTACACGCCTGAACTGGCAGAGAAGATCTGCGACTTGATCCGAGAAGGTAAGTCTGAGCGTCAAATTTGCAAGATGCCGGGCATGCCAGATGCCAAGACTTTGCTTAGGTGGAAAGACACAAATTCTGACTTTTGCCTGCAGTCCGCGCGCGCGCGCGAAGCAAGCGCCGAGAAGTTCAACGACGAGCTACTGGAGCTTCAGGAGAACCTGAACAACGAGCTGACAACACGCCTGCTCAACGGGGAGGACTTCCCGCGAGGCGCGATTGAGGCGTACCGCGTGTTGATGCAGGAGAAGGCACGACAAGTGTCTTGGCGTGACGATTCCCGCTTCGGCGATCGCAAGACCGTGAAGATTCAGAGCGACACGCCTGATCTTTCCACGATCGACATGGAAAAGCTCAAGGCCGCAAGAGAGTTGCTGTATGACGAGACTCCCGACACTGATCGAACTTGATCAGGAGATTGCGCGGCGCAGCCTGTCCGAGTTCTGCAAGATGGCGTGGCACGTGCTAGAGCCTGCTACCCCGATCAAGTGGGGGTGGGCGCTCGATGCGATGTGCGAACACCTCGAGGCTGTGCACAATGGCCAGATCAAGCGCCTCCTGATGAACGTCCCGCCGGGCATGATGAAATCACTGCTCACGGGCGTCTTCTTCCCTGCATGGGAATGGGGCGCAGGCGGACAGCCTTCAATGCGCTATCTGACGACTGCACATAAGGAAGACCTCGCAATCAGAGACAACCTCAAGTGCCGACGCCTGATCTCTTCTGACTGGTATCAGGAGCGATGGGGCGTTGAGCTATGCGGCGATCAGAACGCAAAGAAGAAGTTCGAGAACACGGCTACTGGCTTTCGTGAGTCCATGGCCTTTCGAAGCCTTACGGGCTCTCGAGGCGATCGCATCATCATCGACGACCCGTTGTCCGTTGACGATGCGTTCTCTCAGGCCGCGCTTGATGCCGCACAACAGACCTTCCTCGAGGCTGTGCCGTCCCGCGTGAACAACGAGCAATCGGCGATCATCGTCATTATGCAGAGGCTCCACGAGCGCGATACGTCAGGCGTGATCCTCGCGAAGGAACTGGGCTATGACCACTTGATGTTGCCGATGCGCTTCGAGGAAAGTCGCAGGTGCAAGACCAGCATCGGCTTCACCGACCCTCGCCAGAAAGAAGGTGAGCTGCTCTTTCCCGAGCGCTTTACCGCCACTCAGGTGGATGAAATGGAGAAGGTCATGGGTGGCTATGCTGTCGCAGGTCAGTTCCAACAACGCCCGGTGCCTCGAGGCGGCGGGCTTTTCAAGAGTGACTGGGTGCAGTACTGGGACACTTTGCCCGAGCGCTTCGATGCGAGTGTGATCTCGTGGGACATGACTTTCAAAGACTCGAAAGCGTCCGACTTCGTTGTCGGGCAGGTTTGGGGCAGAAAGGGCAGCTCTTTCTATCTCATCGACCAATTCCGCGGTCAGTGGGACTTCGTTAAGACGCTCGAGCAGTTCGTCGCGGCGGCAAACAAGTACCCGCGCGTGACTCGCAAGCTCGTGGAAGACAAAGCGAACGGGTCGGCGATCATCGCGACGCTCAAGAAAAAAGTGTCGGGCATCATCCCGATCACGCCAAAAGAAAGCAAGGAGGCGCGCGCGTCGGCCGTAACGCCATTATGGGAGGCTAGGAACGTGTACTTGCCTCCACCTGAGCGGTTCCCGTGGGTCGAGCGCGATCTGGTGCCTGAGCTCCTCGCATTTCCGTCAGGTGCTCACGATGACACCATCGACGCGATGAGCCAGGCATTGACGGATCTAAATAAGCACAGCGGCTTGCATATCGATCCGACGAATCTAGCTTACTTACTTGGACGGTAGGCACAACTCATGCAACCTGAACTGACGTTACGCGCTTGGGGCGCTTTGATCATCTTGTATGCCATAGGCGCGTCGGTGGCCATATTCGCAATTGCAAAGGCAGTTGAGGCCGTTGTCGACTTGGTCGGGCATGTGCGGTGGCAGGCCGCAAGGCGCCGCGTTTTCCGCCGATTCCTGAGCGAATGGCGCAAAGTGGAGATTAAGCATTGTGAGCAAGAAGAAAAGAAAGACGGCGAAAACCCAAGCGCCTAACGGCAAACTCCTCGCGCAGGCAAAGCGCATCGCCGCGCTTGAGGAGATCGACCGCACGCTACGCACGCCGCCGCAAGCCACTCAGCTCTTCGAGACGGTCGAGAAGGTGAGGGAGCGTTTCGCCCCTCCGGTGACTCTCGGGGTGTCTGAAAAAGAGCGCCTAGCGCAAGATGAGGCACTTTCTGACGCGGGCTTTTATGGCGCAATTCATCGCAGCCTTCAACAGCACGGCTACGAGCTCGGGCAGTACCCAGTGACCTCTTTCGTAGGTTACGGCGCGCTTCAGCAGATTGCGCAGAACGGCATGATCCGTGCTTGCGTGCAGACCGTTGCGGATGATATTACCCGCGAGTGGATTACGATCACGGGCGATGACGCGGAGGCTGTTGAGGAGATTCAGACACTTCAAGAGAAGAAGTACCACCTACGCACGCTCTTTCATGAGGCCGCAACACTAACCGGATACATGGGCGGGGCTTTTATCTACGTCGACACCGGCACGGAAAATCCCGAGTTGCCCCTGCGCTACTCAAACGAAAGCGCAGAGCTACAGCCGGGTACGAAGCTCCGGTTTGTCGTGGTCGATCCTGTGAACGTATCGCCGGGCGACTACAACGCCATCGACCCGCTCAAGTCCGACTACCTCAAGCCCCGCTACTTCTGGGTGCTGGGAACGAAGGTGCATGAGTCGCGCTTGCTTAGGCTTTTTGACAATCCGCCGCCGACGCTTCTGCGACCGGCATACAACTTCCTTGGCATTCCGCAGGCTCAGATCCTCTGGGACTACGTGATGCACTGGAATCAGTGCCGGGTCTATACGGCCGACTTGGTGCGCAAGGTCTCGCTTCTCGTTTTCCAGACGAGCACGGATGACATCTTCAACTCGCCTAACGGGGTGCGGTTGTTCGACATCCGTATGAAGGCGCTTCAGCGCTATCGCGATAACAACGCCGTGTTCGTCTGCGACAAGGAAGGCGAAAGTGTGATGAACGTGCAGACGTCAATCGCGGGCTGTACGGACGTCGTGCGCCAGTCGCTCGAGATGATTGCGTCGATCAACCGCACGCCTGCCGTGAAGCTCTTGGGCATCAGTCCTAGCGGCTTCAACGCAACGGGCGAAAGCGATATTCGTAACTACTACGATTACATTCGTTCCAAGCAAGAGCTGCGTCGCGAAGCAATTAACACTTGCTTAGAGGCAATTGAACTAGTCGAAATGGGGAGCATCAATTCGAATATCTCCTTCGACTTCAACGAATTGAGCAAGGAAGATGAAGCCAGCGCGGCCATGACCGCTCAGACGCGCGCAGGCGCTCTTGCAACGCTTGCACAAGTTCAGGCAATCAGCGCAGAGGAAATGCGCGAAGCGGTCAAGAAAGAGCCGGCGATGCACTTGGGCTTTTTGAGTGACGAGGTGCCCGAAGGGGAGCCTGAGGATATCGAGGGCTTGCTTGGCGCGCTTCAGCAGGCAACGACCGCAGTGGCAGAGCCTGCTCCAGCATCGAACCCGCCCGACGAATCGCGGCAACTGCTTCAGTCCCTAGGTGGCTTGAATGGCTAAACGCATCAAGACGATCCCCGCGATCGAGCCGAATGCCGGGCTCAAGGCGGCCTTGCAAAAGCGGCTGATTGCTCTCATTGAGAAACAGACGCGCGAGGCAACGGCCGAGCTCCTGCGCAACCTGATCGATTCGGGCTGCTTCACGCAGCCTGTCGAGACGGTTGCGCAGGACGCCGCACTGTGGGGACGCAAAGAGAAAAAGATCATAGATGAGGCGATACGCGCTTTCAAAGCGTCTAATCCCGCCGATGCCGCTCGAAAGCTTGACCTGAGTCTCACCGAGAAAATGGCGCGGTGGATGATTCACGCGGGAGAAAGCGCAAAGCTCGTCTCGGGATGGTTTGTCCGCGCAATGGCGCAAAACGTGACAGCGAGCCAGCGGCGTGCGCTGATACGCGCGGGCATCACTCCTACTCTGCTCAAAGAAAAATGGACGATCCCTATCGTCAAGAATCGATACATGGCGCCGAGCACAGCAAAAGCGTTGCCGGGGCTTGTGGACGGCATGACGGGGCTCATCACCAAAATGCAGGCGGATGACCTCGCCAGAGTGCGAGAGACGATTACACGCGGCCTCTACGAGGGTCAGAGTCTGGGAGAGATCGAAAGCGTGCTGAAAGCCTCTAGGGGCTTCACGGAGGCCCGTGCCAAGCGAGTTGCGCTTGATCAGTCGATCAAAGTCAGTCAGGGCATCCAACGCGGCAACGCCGAGGCATTGGGCATCAAGCACGCGGTATGGGTTCACGTCCCGGGGCGGTATTCATCACGCGAGACGCATATCGCAATGGACGGCAAACGCTTCGACCTTTCCGAGGGGCTTTACGACCCGGCTGTAGGCCAGAACGTAACGCCCGGGTTGTTGCCGTTTTGCCGATGCATTTTCCGTCTAGATATATCGGACATATTGAAATGAACAACGACCGCTATTTACTTGCCCTAGATGCCGAGAGCGTGAGGAGGTATGACAAGAACGGGAACCTCCATGTCACCGTCTCGCACTTGACCAAAGCGCAGGTGCGACCGTACTACGGGCATGAGGTGCCTGACTGGGAGCGTCTGAGGCTCGATCCGCAGAAGATCTATCGCGGATACTGCCCGCCAGAGGAGCTGAGCAAGCCCGAGACGATCGAGAGCACGAACGGCATCCCGATTCAGCTCAACCATCATCCAGACTACGCAGACGCGCCGCAGATCAAAACGCGCGTCGGCTCCACTGGGACAGACGGCGCATTTAGAGCGCCATACCTAGACAACTCGCTGCACTTCACTGTTGAGGATGCAATCAAGCGCATCGTCGATGGGTCGATGCGTGAGTTGTCTCTTTCGTACAGATATACCCCTGACTTCATCCCTGGCAAGACGCCGGACGGCGAAGACTATGACTTCGTTATGCGTGACATTACCGCCAACCATGTTGCGCTGGTGGAGCAGGGCCGCGCGGGGCGCGATGTGTTGGTGCAAGACAGTCACTTAAGAGAGGCTCAACCTATGGACGTGACGGAAAAGAACGCGGCTCCCGTAGCCGCAGCTGACGGCGATCCTGCCGTCGAGAAGAAGGAGGTGGCACTTGCTGACGCAATCGCCGCTGCCGCCGATGGGATCAAAGACCTGCATGAGCAGGACGAGGAGGGGAATGTGGTCGACAAGCCCGCTGAAGAGGCGCAAGCCGCTGACGAGGACAAGGACGCAGCCATCAAGCGAATCATCGCCGAAATGGTTTCCAAGGGCATGAAGCCTGAGGATGCCGAAGGCTTTGCCGATGCGCTCAAGGGGCTCGCCTATGCCGAAGCCGAGGCCGAAGATGAGGACATCAACATCGGTGAAGAGGCCGAAAAGCCTGCCGAAGATGAGGACGAGTGCGCTCAGCTCATCCAGGACGGCCTGAAGGCCTGCGGCTACGACGAGGAACCTGAAGAGTTCCAGAAGGCGTTTGCCGAGGGTGTGCGGTATGGCGAACGAAAGGAAAAGACCGAGCCTGAAAAGCTCGATCGTGAGCATGAATCCGAGGGCGAAGAACGCGCACTGGGGCAGGACGCCGCGCTTAAGCGCGTCGAACGCCGCATCGCTCGACGCTTTACGGCAATGGATGAGTGCGCTCAGACGCTCGGTCGCGTCCGCTTCAATGCCTACGACTCTGCCGAAAGCGTCTATTTGGCCGCGCTGGAGCAGGAGGGTGTGAGCATCAAGGGCGTTCGTCCCGAAGCCGCCCGCACCGCTTATCTCGCCTTCATGGCCGGCAAGAAGGTCTCTGCCAAGCGCTCGCTCGCTCAGGACGCCCAGCTCAAGACGGGCAAGGCCGACTCCATTCTCTCCACTAAGCTTTCTCAAATCAAGAAGGGGTATTAATCATGGGTTTTCAGGCAGTTGTTAAGACTGATCCTGCCGTCGGCATTGCCGGTCAGGAAGTGAATCCGAAGCAGGCCGTTTACACGGCCTTCAACTACGTCTCCGACGGCACCGTTCAGGCAGGTACTTTCTGCTTTGCTACGGCGCTCAAGGGCAACGTTACGGGTGAAACGAACATCGTCTCCCTCAAGGGCACGTCCGGTGCCAAGCCCGTCGGTTTTGTCGAACGTGACGTCATCGCTACGATTCCGACGCTCACTGCTGACGCATCGCAGGTCTATCCGCAGGGCGCCTGCCCGCCGATCGCCATTCGCGGCCAGTTCTATGCTGTCGCTACGGGCGCGGTTACGGAAGGCCAGTCCGTCCTGTGCGATCCGGCCACGGGTGCCATTACGTATGGTGCCGCCGGCACTACGAACGACACGGGTTGGCGAGTGATTTTCCCCCGCGGCGTCAAGAGCGCCGCCAAGGATGATGTCGTGATTTATCAGAACTTTGGCGTTACGGTTGCGACCGGCGCAATGGCCGCCGCTCTCGCTGACTCTGCAAAGGTTGACGAGGCCTCCGCGGGCTAAGGAGGTTGGGCTTATGGCTTACTCTCCTACGTTGTGGAAACGCGGCGACATCATCACCGCCGAGAAGCTAAACAAGGTCGAGACGGGACTGCAGGCCGCTGCCAGCGTTGACATTCAGTCTGCGCAGGCAACGACGCTCGCCGCCGGGGCTCCTGCAACTGCTGTCATCGAGGGTGGCGTTCTGAAGCTCGGCATCCCTCGCGGTCAGACGGGCGCGCAGGGTGCCGCCGGTGCTCAGGGTGCCAAGGGCGACACTGGTGCACAGGGCGCTAAGGGTGAAACGGGCGCTACGCCTACGATTACCGCTACGGCCACTGTTGACGCCACCGTCGGCACGCCCAAGGTCACGGTAAGCAAGGGCGGCACGACGACCGCGCCGACGTTTACCTTCGCTTTCACGGGGCTCAAAGGCGCAACGGGTGCTCAGGGTGTCGCGGGTGCGACTGGGGCTAAAGGCGAAACGGGGGCTGCAGGCGCCAAGGGCGACCAAGGCGAACGAGGCGCGGCTGGGGCGGCGGGCAAGAATGGCTCTTGCTTCCGTGTCTCTGCAACCGCTCTCGCTGATAGCCAGACGGGCATTGCCGCAACGGCGCTCACGCCTACCAACGCGCAACTTCCCTACGCCGTCGGCGACATCGTGCTGGACGCTACGACGAAAAAGCTTTACGCGGTCACGGCGGCGAGTGGTGGAACGTGCTCTATCGGCACCGCGCTTGCAACGCTTCCCTAAACAAACTATTTGGAGGAGTGGCCTTTGTGATGAGCAAAGGCCATGAAAATTCATATGGATCAAAACTTTCTGAATGCCAAGGCGCGCGGCATCGAGGCTCCGTACGCCGTCGGCTTTATGCCGTTCGATGAAAAGGACGGTCGCATCGTCCTCAAGAACATCAACCGCGACCAGCTCGCACAGGATGCCGCGCTTTCCACGCAGCCGAACGTCGGCGCGCCTGCGGCTCTCTACACGTACGTCGACCCGCGCATCATTGATGTGCTCTTCGGTGTCACGAATGCCACGAAGTTCTTTGACAAGACGCTCGTTGGCTCCTTTACGCAGGACTACGCGACCTTCAGCGTGGAAGAAGTGGCCGGTCAGGTCTCGCCGTACAACGACTTCGCGAACGGCACGAGCACTGATGTCAACTACAACTTCCCGGTTCGCCAGAACTTCCGTTATCAGACGACGATTAAGTACGGCGATCTCGAAACGGCGAAGCTCGCCGAGGCGAATGTCAACCTCCCTGCTCGCAAGCAGAACGCGGCTGCGCAGATCATTGCCCGAGCTGAAAACAAGTTCCAGCTCTACGGCGTTGCGGGCATGGAAATCTACGGCATGCTCAACGATCCGAACATCCCCGAGTCGATCTCTCCGATTTCCGTCGGCAGCAAGTCCACGTGGGCTGAAAAGATCGCGGCCGACCCGAACAACGCGGCCACGCTCGTTTTCAATGACGTGAACAAGCTGTGGCAGGAACTGACCGCTAACAATGGCGGTCATCTTGACGTGAACGCCCCGATTGTTCTGGGCATCTCCAACAAGATGATTGGCTACCTGACTCAGCCGAACCAGTTTGGCAAGACGGCCAAGGTCATGCTGCAGGAAAACTATCCGAACATCGAAATCGTTCAGCTTCCCGAGCTCTCTACGGCCTCCGGTGAAATGCTTTACATGACGGTCAAGGAAGTGTATGGCGACGAGACGGGCTTCTCCGCCTTCTCCCGCGCCTTCGGCCTCGGTCGCCTGATCGCGCACGAATCCAGCTTCACGCAGAAGGCCACGGCCGGCACGTGGGGTTGCGTGATTCGCCGCCCGAGCCTCGTTGCGACGATGGTCGGCATCTAAAACTCGCAGGCCGTCACGAACGGCCTTTATCTCCACGGCGGGGCGGGTTCACGCCTGCCCTGCCCAAACTCTTGTCACGAATAGGTTTTTTATGGCTCGCACTACTCGTACTCGTAAGGCTTCTGCTCTCGGCACCACGGGCATCATTGCCGACACCGCTGAGCAGGAAGCAAAGAAGGTTTCTGACATCGCAGGCGATGAGATCATTTACATTGCCTGCGGCATGCCCCTCGGACTCAAGTTTGATGACGTTGACAATGGCAATGGTGGCACGAAAACCGTTGTTTTCCCGGGGGTTAATCACGCGCTAAGGGGGCAGGCCAAGGGCGTTCTCCTCGGCGCAGGGAATGCCGTCCTGGTGGGCGTAGCACGCCGAGACTGGGAGGACATCAAGCGCAAACATGGTGGCGAGCGCGCCTTCACCGCCATGCCCCCGCTCCTCTGGGAGATGAGGAGCGAGAAGGAATTCAAGGCGCGCCGCGATGAGATTGCCGAGATGCGCACGGGCGTCGAGCCTGTCGATCCGGCTTCGGTCGGCGTTGAGAAGGTAAAAGACATCGAGGCCTAAAAATGGACGTAGCGCTTGATATTGAAGAATTCCGCTCATGGTTCCCGGGGCTGACAGAGACCATCATCAATGATGTGCTCTTGGGTGTGCTGTGGGATCAGGTGGGGGCGATTGTCGGCACGACTGACGCAGATAGCTTTGCCCCGTTCGAACCTGATGCGACGCCCCCAGTGCTCGAGCGTAAAGTGCTTCTCTATTACGCGCTGTGTCATATGGCCACGCTCTCTACGCGCGGCGATCAGCCCGGTCGCGTGGCCAGTGCATCAGAAGGCTCGGTGTCGTCATCCTTCGATCTCATCAAGAGCAACTCGCAGTCCGCGCAGTGGTGGAATCAGACGCCCTGCGGGTCTACGTATTGGATGATGACGGGCAAGTACCGTCTCGGAGGACGCCTGTACGTCTCTGACAACTATCACCCGTGGGGCTAATGATGGGCATCAAGGTTGACGCAGACAAGGTGACGCAAAGGCTTGAGGGCCTTGCCAAGCAGTACGGGAATCGTGCCGCGAAAGTGGTCGAGGTTGGGGTGACTGACGCAAGCATTGCCGAATACGCGCAGTACGTTGAGTTCGGCTGGGCTCAGCGCGTCACGCCGAAGCAATCGCTTTTCCTGAGTGGTGCCATTGGACGCCCGGTGCCCCTAAGTAATCGGGGGCGCCCGGACTTCAGCAAGGCGGCCATCAAGCCGGGGACGGCATTAGTAAACCCGCCCCGACCGTTCCTGCGAGGGACGCTCGTTGCCGAGCAAGAAAAATGGAAGGGCGTGCTGAAGAAGGCGCTACGGGGGTTGCAAGACCCCGCGTCTGCTCTGACTGTACTAGGCACTGTCGCCGCACAAGACGTGCAGGCAACCATTGCAAGTGGCGGGACGACAAAGGAAAAGTTCCAAGAGCGCGCGCCGCTCACGATGGAGCTTTACGCCGCGCAGTCTGCAGGGCGTAAGACTGGGGGAAAAAACCACTCGTCGAAAGCCAGCTCCGCCACGACGCAGCCGATGGTTTTGTCGGGGGCGTTGCTTCACTCAATCGCCTTTGAGGTCAAATGAACATGAGCTTCAGGGTTGAGAATCAGGGAGTTGTATGGGGCTGAATTTACATGCAGTGGTACGCGGATCGATCAATGCGATCCACCCGGATGAGGAAGTTCAGCTACTTCACTCAACGGGCTCAGTGCCAGATGAAAATGGCTTTGCCGCGCCGCAGTACGAGCGCACTATGGGCGTTATGGCGCAGGTGCAGAGCGAGGGCGATGCGGCGCTGTTTCATGCCGACATGGCGGGGGCTAATTCGATCGTGCGTAAGTTCTATCTATTCGCCCCGAAGGACTTTGCAAAACAGACCGCAGGCATCTTTCGTCCACTCTCCCGCGCAGGGGATTACATCCTGCGCAAGGACGGGACTGTATGGGCTGTAGATGCGGTTCTAGAAAACTTTTCAGGCGTCAACTGGTTGAGTGTGCGCGCTACGCTTCAGCTAAGCCCGCCGCAGGGGATTGTATGGTTATGATGCAAAGCCCTCCTACGCGCTCTACGATCGTCTCCGATGAGACGGTCTACAAGGCCGTCAAAGACTTCGAGTTGCTGATGATGTCAGGCCTTGAGGCTACGCACGTCATCGCGGGAAATCAAAACAACCTTTCTCTGCCGGACTCGCGCGATTACGTCGTTAATACGATCATCGCGCACCGGGAGATCGGGACGCCCGTCGAGTCCTATGAGTGGGACACGGCGACTCAGAAAATGGACGCCGTGGTCTCTAGATTGGTCGAGATGAGCGTTCAAGTCGACGTCTATAGCGATCATCCTGAAACTGCCCGTATGCGCGCAGAATCGGTCGCGACGGTGGCCAGAACGGTGTCAGGCTGCGACTTCTTTCAGAAGTACGGCCTATCCAGTCTCTACGCTGATGACGTTCGCAATACAACCGTGGTGGTAGATGAAAATCAGTTCGTTCAGCGATGGACGACGACGCTTCACATCACCTACACGCACGTCGTCAGGCTTGATGTTGAAAGCACTGATGCCGTGCATGTCGGCGTGCATAACGTCGATGTGCGATTCCCGCCGCGCTGATGTGCATTGTCTTAATTAACTTACCCAAGGAGCGCCCCGCAGAGGCGCTTTTTTATTGGAGGATATCCATATGTCTTTGCCTGCATCCCGCATCGTTGCGGTCTCTCCGCGCGTAATCAGCGGCGGCGGTAGCGATCTTGAAACCAATGGGCTCCTGCTCACGAAGAACACGGTTCTACCCGCCGGTACGCCTGCGGTAGCCTTTTCGTCGACGTCGGATGTGTCTGCCATGTTCGGAGCCGAGGCCGAAGAGACGGCTTTTGCTCAGCAGTACTTCGGCGGCGTGCAGAACCAGCAGAGCGCGCCGAAGTCTCTTGTGATCGCACGCCGTGTCACCGAGGCTGACGGCGCTTGGATTCGCGGCGGCGAGCTTTCCGTTACGCTCGAAGCCCTGAAGAAAATCACTGACGGCTCTTTCAAGATTAGCGTCGGCGGTCAGGAAAAGAAGGCCGCCTCGATCGATCTCTCCTCTGCTACTTCGCTCTCTGATGCCGCGACGATAATTGCTACGGCGATCTCAGACGTCAAGGGCACGTACGACAGCAATCTCAACGCCTTCACGTTTACGACGGACACGAAGGGCAAGGCTGCAACGATTGGCTACGCCTCTAAGTCCGACAGCGGCACCGACCTCAGCGAAATGCTCGGCCTGACGCAGGCCGCAGGCGCAGTCGTCTCTCAGGGTGTTGATGCCATGACCGAGGCGGCCAACATGGAAGCTGTCTGCGCCGTCACGCGGAACTGGGTCGGCTTTACGACGCTCTGGGAGGCCGAGCTTGAAGAAATTGAAGCCCTTGCCGCATGGGCGGACATCTACGATGATTTCGTTTACTTCCCGTGGTCTAGCGACAAGAATCTTGAAAGCACGTTGACGGCTTCGAATGGCGCGCTTGCAAAGATTGTTGATAAGTACGACGTCGTAGCCCCGATCTACTTCCCGACGTGGGGGCTTTCTGCAATGGCTATGGCCTGCGGTGCTTCTATCGCTTGGAACCGCACGCAGGGCATGAAGACTTGGTTTGCCAAGTACGCCTCCGGCCTTTCCCCGAACGTTCTCGAGGAATCCGTTGCGAACGCGCTTGAGGGCAACCGCATCAACTTCATCGGCCAGTACGCTACGCGAAATGATCAGTTCCAGTTCTTCAACCGAGGGACGCTCTCTAGCGACTTCTATGGCTTCGTTGACGTGCTCTATGGCTCGATCTACCTGCGCTCCGCGATCCAGACGAGTTGCATGTCGGGCTTCAAGAACGTCAACCGAGTGCCGTACAACGCCGCAGGCGAGGCACTGATTCGCGCGTGGTGCCAGGATCCGATCAACCGTTGCATCAACAACGGCGTGATTGACGCCGGTCTCGCGCTCAATGAATCGCAGAAGTCGCAGATCATGCAGGAGACGGGCGACGATGGCGAGGACGTGATTCAGGCGATCACCTCCAAGGGCTATTGGCTAGGCATCACCCTGCCCGATGCCGCAGGTCGTGCGAACCGCGAAGCGCCTTCCGTGACAATCTTCTACGCGTATGCAGGAAGCGTTCAGGCTCTTTCCGCAGAAGTGATTGTAGTTATCTAGTGAACATCATCAGCCCTGACGGTTTGGCCGTTGGGGCTTCTTTTTAGGGGCATAAAATGGCCAGTTCCAACTTTGACGTAACGTCTGCAAATGCTCAGCTCGTTCTGACTGTGGACGAGCTCTACCCGTCGGGCATTCAGCTTCAGCAGTTTAGCGCCGACGGTATTTTCTCCAGTGACTCGATCGAGATGGCGGAAACGCGCCGATCGGTCGACGGATACATGGTGGCAGGCGTGATCAAGAACATTTCGTCTGTGACGCTCACGCTTGAAGCTTCCTCGCCGTCCGCCTCTGCACTTGAGTATGTGCGCGACTGCATGGAGGCGAACAACAAGCCGTACGAATGTACTCTGACGTGCTACATCCCTGCGCTGGGGGTTACGCGCACGTTCGTGAAGGGCGTCCTCAAGAGTGCCCCTCCGATGTCGGCGGCGTCTCGCACGATGCAGCCGACGCAGTGGGGCTTTGACTTTGAGCGCGTGCTTTAAGGAGCGAACATGGACGTCTCTAAGATTGAAGTACAAGACGGCACGACGCTGAAGAGCTTCACGATCGCGCCCATGTCGGCTTACAAGGCCGAGCAGTGGATGTACCGCGCGGCTTTTGCCATGGGGCGTAACGTTGACGACATTCAGCAGGTTTTCAGCGACAAGCCCGCGGATTTGTTGAAGACCATCCTCACGATTCCCTACGACGAGGCACGCCCTCTGCTTGACGATCTCCTTTCGTGCTGCACGCTTGTGCAGGGTAATGCGCTGCGCCGCCTCGAAGGAGAGTCCGCGTGCGCCGTCATCGAGAGCCCGTTGACGCTCACGAAGCTCAGGATTGAATCGCTTCGTCGGAATTTCGGTTTTTTCTTCGATGGCGACGTCTTGAAGTCCCTTATGCCGCAAAGTACCGAAACGCCTGCCTAAAAGTAAAGGGCGTGGCGTCCTTTGCGAATGTTCCCAAGATCTGCGGCGCGATTGTCGCCGCAGGTTTGGCCAGCATGGTCGAGCTCAAAGAAAAGTTGACGCTTGAGGAGGCCTATGAGCTCCTTGAGGTTCTAGAGCTCCGTAACTACCATTCGTGGCTCGCACAACAAAGGTTAGAGAAAGAAAATGGCTAGTGTAGTAGACAGACTCGTAATCGCCCTCGGCCTCGACAGCGAGGAACTGAACAAAGGGCTCGAGAATGCGTCCAAGGCCGTCTCTGACCTCGGCAAGCGGATGGAGGTGAGCGGCGCCAAAATCGACCAGATGGCAGCCAGAGCGTCCAAGTCGACGCTTATGCTCGGCGGAGTCTCTGATGAGGTGGCCGAGCGCGTCATGGCGATCGGTACGGCTGGGCAGAAGGCCTCGCTCATCACCGGGCGAGCCATGGATGAACTGGCCGGACGCATGGGAAAGCTCGGCACGCTTTTCAAGGAGGTAGTTGCGCCATTCGCCTCGGTCTTTGCGGGCCACCAGCTCTTTCAGAATCTTTCTCAGGTGGGCGAGAGTCTCGACATTCTGAGCGAGAGAACGGGCGTTGCCACAGACAAGATCGACGCGTGGGCGAAGGCTAATCGTGACGCCGGCGGCAGCGAGGAGGCATTCAAAAGCGCACTGGAGTCGTGGACGGTAGACAAGCGCCGCTCAGCGGATGAGTTTTTCCGCATTGGCGAGGCCGTCAAGGGCATGACCGATCAGCAGGCATCGCACTTTTTGAATGCGATGGGGCTGAGCCAGGATGCGGCCGCAGTCTTTACTAAGTTCAAGGACAGCGCGAACGATGCGGCCGAGGCTTACAAGGGCGTTGCCTTCACACCGGAACAGGCAAAGGCCGCGCGCGAGATGAACATTCGCTGGCGGCAGTTCACTGATCAGGCGCAGGTGCTCGCCAACATGCTCGGCGTTACCGTGCTCCCGGTGGTGAACAAAGTGCTAAAGGTGATCGGCGACGGCGTTGCCTTCATCCGAGAGCACAGCCGCGCAGTCAAGCTCGTTTTGGCGGGCGTCGGTGCGGTTTTGGCTGCTACTTACGGCCGGTCGATCATTCAGGCGATCACGGCCTCGTCGACGTTCTTCAAGGTGCTCAAGAGCGGTCAGGGCATCATGGCGGCGCTCAACGCGACAATGCTCGCGAACCCCGTGGCCGTCGTGACTGCCGCTGTGGTTGCTCTCGCGTTGGCTTTCGATGATCTCTTCGCCTTCATTCGGGGCGGGAACTCGATTCTCGGCCGCTTCCTGAGCTTTATCGGCGTATCCGATGAAAGGATTCAGACGATCCGCGAGACATGCCAAGACTGGCTGAGCACGCTCATCGAGCTCCCCGCGGATGCAGTCAAGGCTCTCGGCGAGTTGTGGGACGAGATCAAGTCAATCGGCAGTTCCTTCAAAGAAGGTGTGGCGGATTTCTTCGGCGGTGTTGGTGATTTCTTCAGCTCCATGCCGGATCGCGCGGCCGATGCAATTGGTCAAGTGATCGCGGACGTCGGGGCGCTGGGCGAGGCCATAGCTGAGGCCCTCGAGAGCGGCATCAGGACTGCCATTGACTGGGCAAAGAACGCCTTCAAGGCGCTTGTCGATCAATTGAGCGCGTGGATTGCCGATGCTCTCGATATTGGCGGGAAGATCAAGGGCGCTGCATCGGGCGTCGTGGACTCTGCCAAGGGTGTCATCAAGGATGCTTTCGGCGGCATTGCGGACTTTTTCTCGGGTGACGATGGCGACAAGAAGGGGGCGGAAGCTCCAGTGCGGGCAAACGATCCGAAGATCGTTCGTGTCAAGTACGATGCCCCGGTTGCCTACGCCGGCATGCCCTCGCAGGAAAGTTCGTCCGACACGCTCGCTCGCTTGGGTGATGCGCTTTCGGGCTTCTTCAGTGAGACGCCTATGCAGGCAACTGTCGGGAGCTTTGCGGCGGCCAAGTCTGCGAGCGCAGGCCCGGGCGTGACGAACGACATGCAGATTCAGGTGACAAACAACATCCAGACGAACGGCGACCCCGAAGCCGTAGGTCAGGCTGTTGGTGGCGCGATGGACAATGCGTTGAGCCGTCGCAATCGCATGCTCGTAGCGGCGCAGTCAGGCGTAATTTCAAAGTGAGGGAAGGATGGCCGAAGTGTGGGCAATCGTTGATGAGAATGCGCGGCCGTTCTGCGGCTACACGGCGCTTGATGGGTTCGAGGACAACTCGACAGCCAATGTTCCGACGGAGCCGCAGGAGAACGGGGCGCTATACGCTTATGACAAGGTGCCTCAACCGTCCGAGTGTTCTGTCAGTCTGCTTTTCTCTGGTGACTATCAGGCGCAGCAGGAGGCGGTCTCTAGGCTCGAGTCCTATCGTTGCGGGACTCAGCTCTTTCGCATCCTAACGCCCTCTAAGGTGTATAGCCGCATGGCTGTCGTGTCGTACGGCTATACACGCTCGGCAACGAACGGGGCTAATGCGCTTGAGATCCATGTTGATTTCCGAGAGGTGCGCTCGGCCAAGGTCGGCGGGGCGTCGGTCGCGTGGGCGCCCAAGAGCGCCAATGCAGCGAACAAGGTGCAGACGGGACAGGCGCAAGGGAGCCTCGTTGCCGATCTCTTTTCGTGAGGAAGATGATGTTACGCATACCACTGCAGACGCTTCCCAATCAGGAGTTTTCCATCGTCCTTGATGGGCAAAACTGCGTGATCAATCTGAGGCAGATGGGCGGCTTTTTGTATCTCACGCTAACGGCTGATGAGGTCAAAATCTGCGACGCCCACATATGCCGCACGATGTCGCCCATACCCGTGTGGAATACGCCTGATTTCGCAGGCAGGCTTTTCTTTCTTGACAGCGGCGGGAAATCCGCGTCGCCTCAATACGATGCACTGGGCGAACGCTTTACGCTCAACTACGCGACGGAAGAAGAATGGCGAGCACTTACAGCCTAAAAGACATCCGCGTAACGATTACGCTTGACAAGAGCGGCGCGAACAACCAGCACACCTTTCAGGGCTTTGCTACGAACGTAGCTATCTCAAAGACCGGGGGTGTGGATTTCGCGACGGCGCAGGTTGAGATTTACGGCCTGTCGCTCGACACCATGGGGCAATTGACGACACTCGCCTTCAAGCCTCTCGGTCGTAGGTGGAATGCGATAGAGATCGCGGCCGGTGAGCAGGGGCAGGAGTTGCCTGTGATTTTTCGCGGGTGCGTCACGGTTGCATACGCCGATCTCAACGGCTCGAGCCCCGTGCTCAAGATAGAAGCGCAGGTTGGCGCATACCCGCTCCTCGAGCCCGCGTCGACTGTGAGCGTGCAGGGGTCTCAGGACGTCGGGGACTTTATCAAGTCTCAGAGTGCGCAGGCGGGGTTCGAGTATCAAAACGACGGTGTGCAGGCAACGGTTTCTGACATGACGGTCTACGGAGACCCGATCACAAAGATGAAAACGGTTGCGAATGCCGCAGGCGCGGACATCATCTTTGATGACGACAAGACGATCGTTGTGCCGAAGGACGGCGTAAGGCGTGCAGAAGGCGGCGTGCCCGTTGTCTCTGCTGACACAGGGATGATTGGGTATCCGACGTTTACGAATACGGGCATCCAATGCAGGACGTTTTTCCGTCCAGAGCTACGAGTGGCGGCGGCGGTGAGTGTGCAGACGATCGTCCCTCATGCTTCAGGCGTATGGAAGATCACTCAGCTTCAACATTCTTTGAGCGCGCACAACCCTGGGGCGAGTTCTTGGGAAACGTCCTTTGATGGCATGTGGTTAGGAGAATGAAATGTCAGAGTACGCACAGCCGCAGAACGCGTTTACATCGGGCTCACAAATCAACGTCCTGGATTTTCTGATTCGCTCGGTCATCAAGGGCATGGTCAATACCGCGATTCCCGTGCGAGTGGACACGATCACGCGTCCCGGTGATGGTGCGGGCGCTGGATACCTGAGCGCGACGCCGCTAGTCAAGATGCGAAGTGCGTCCGGCGAGGCGCTCGAGCCTGTTTCCATTCCTAAGCTCAGGTGGTTTCGGCTTCAGCACGGCACGGCCGCACTGATTTGTGACCCGAAGCCTGGGGACGTTGGTTTGGCTGTCTTCGCACAGCAAGACGTGTCGACGCTTACGGGCGGAAACGAAGCTGTTCAACCGGGTAGCTTCCGATGCTACGACATGAGCGACGGGTTCTACTTGGGCGGTTTCTGGGGGCAGACTCCGACAACTTTCGTCAGGGTCGAAGAGACTGGGGACATAACAATTACGGCACCGAAAACCGTGACGATCAATACGAACGTGGAGACGATCAACGCGAAATCATCGTGCACCGTCAACACGGCTACGGCGACGATCAATGCGAGCTCCAATTGCAAGATCGACACCCCCGAGACCCACATCACGGGCACGCTGAAGGTTGATGGAAAAATCACAGGCTTGGGTGGTCTTGCGGTATCGGGCGGCGGCGGGGCTACGGTCTCAGGTGATGTTGTGGCAGATGGAATCAGCCTAAAGGGTCATGTTCATACCTGCCCAGATGGCACCACGAGCGCGCCGCATTGAACCTAAACAGATCAAAAAAAGCACCCCGCAGGGAGTGGCATCCTTGCGGGGTTTTTGCATTCATTTTTAGCAAGAGTGAATGAACGCATGAATATTTTACGATTTTTAGAAAGGCACGTCCTAATGTTCATGTCAAACAAAGATTTACCGCCTTACGGGAAAGTATTTGCGTGGGCGGTTTGTGCCGCCGCGTGGCTATGCGTGATCGTCGCGGCTGTCGCGGCTTTTCGCGGGCTCTTCCAGTGACCACAGATGGCAACTCCTTAATTTTCCTTAGAGGTTCGCATATGACGCATACGGCCTACACAGCAGAGCTTTCGTCAGAGTGGGACTTACAGCTTGACGGAAACGGGAATGTGGCGATGCTTCGTGAAGCCCCGGCGATCTTGCAAAACGTCTGCAACGAGGGGCGGCTTTTCTACCACGATGCCGTCTTTCGGTGGGATCAAGGGATCAATTGGTTTTCGGACCAAATCGCTCAGCCGATACAGGAAGCCATTACAACGGAAGATTTGCGTTCGGCGGCATTGAGTGTGCCAGGCGTGCTTACGGTTGAGTCGGTTCAGCTAAAGGCGCTTGATACAACAACACGTGTTTTGAGCGCTGAGGTACAGGTAACAACAGAGGGCGGCAGTTATGGCACAGCTAGAATTTAACGCGGATACTGGGGTGGTCGTCCCGACCGTTAAGGAGGTGCGAGACGACGTTGCCTCGGGCTTTCAGGAGGCCTTTAAAGTCAGTGACTCCGACCCGCTCCTAAACGTGGATTCGGCATCGCCCATGGGCCAGGTCGTGGACTTGGTGACGACTGAAGTTGCGGCTAAAAATCGTGAGGTGGCTTTCCTTGCGAACCAGCTCAATCCGAAGACCGCAACGGGTGTTTTCCTCGATGCCCTAGCCGCGCTCTATGGGCTCACACGCAAGATTTCGGAGCCGACGGTCGTCGTCTGTACGTGTACTGGGTTGAAAGGCACTGCCATTCCTTACGGCGCGATTGTGCAGGATACGCAGGGCAATCAGCTCCGACACGCCGTGGCTGGCGGGGTGATGATCCCGGATTCCGGCAGCGTCGACACTCAGTTTTCCTGCGTTGAGCACGGTGCCATTGAGATCGGCGCAAAGACCGTGACGCAGATCGTGACGGTGATCGCGGGGTGGGATTCGGTGACGAACGCTGCCGCGGGGAACACCGGGCGAGACGAGGAGCCGGACGGCGAGCTACTCAATCGCATGAAGCAGAGCTATGCGATCAATGCGAACGGGACGGTTGAGAACATGCAGTCCAATTTGTCCGCACTTGAAGGCGTTCTCGACTGTGTGGTCTTGGAAAACTATACGAACGAAACCCAAACTCAGTACGGGATATCGATCAAGGGCCACAGCGTGGCGGTCTGCATTGTCGGCGGGGATGATGACGATATTGCCCGCACGATCTTTGAGCGCAAGAGCGCGGGGTGCGGGACGGTGGGCGACACTCAGGTTACGTTCATTGACACCGAGCATTTCAACGCGTCTTATGTCTATAACATCGTCCGACCGACGGCGGTGGACTTTACCGTCAAGGTGACGTTCTTCAGCGACGACATGGACGCTGTGACGCAAGCCAATGTCAAAGCGGCGATCATCTCTGACTTCCTTGGGGAGCTCAAAAACGCCAGAGTGAAGCTCGCTACGACGGTTTACGCAAGCCGATTCTATAAGTGCATTCAGGACGTGACGGACGCCCCAATCAAAGAAATCGTCATCGGCATCGCTGGGGGCCAACAGTCCTCTAGCGTTGACGTGCCTGCGAACAAAAGCCCGACGTTGTCGGCAAAGTCAATCACGCTTGCTTTCGGGGGCTGATGATGGCAGAAACACAGACGTGGGAGGACATCCTGAGCGTTGACTGCGTTCAGAACATGGCCGACTTTGCCGACATGTCGACGGACGCTATTCAGTCCCAGTACTCGCACGCGACGCGCATCAGGCAGAGTGCATCGATGCTCAGGGACAAGATCGATGCTACAGAGTTACTCGAAAGCCTCCAGCAAACGATTGCGGACATGCGAACGGCTAAGGGGGTTTACCTTGATTGGTGGGGCACGCGCGTAGGCGTCAGCCGCTTGCTGAAAGTCGGCTCGGATTTCACGCGGTTTGATGACGACTACTACCGATTCCTGTTGTTTTATCGTGCGAGGTGCAATCTTTCGAACGCAACTGCCGCAACGATGAACAACATGCTCAGTCAGTTGACGGATACCAAGGTGTTTGTGGTTGATTACCAAAATATGACTATCAATTCGATTGTCATCATTGGGAGCATTAGTGAATTGCAGACTCAAATCCTTGAGGTGTATGGGCTTTTGAACCGTCCATCGGGCGTGCTGACGAATTTTTTGATCATTTACCCAGACGAGCAGATTTTTGGGTTTGAGGGAAGCGGCTTGCTTCCCTTTGACCAAGGCGTGTTCAATCCTGGGCGAACGATCGGCATATGAGCCATTTCCAAAAGAAACGAAACCCCACAGGGCTGCAACCTTGTGGGGTTTTTTATGGACACCTCTAAAGTAGGGCAGGTGCTCAATGACTGACATTTTACTTCAATTAGCGGAGGTGTTGCGTATGGCTAGCGAACTCCCGATTGTTGCGGCGATTCCTCTCTATGGCATTGCGTACTGTGGTTTTGCATACGTTCTTATCGTTGTTTTAGCTCGGTTACGTCGGCAGGTCAAAGAGTGGTGAGTGCGTTATTTGATGAAGCTCTAAGGGGGGTGAAGTGTTCCTCAGGGATAAAGACATGGCACTCAGAAGCAAGGCCTTTGGATGGTGCTTGGTTTGTATTGCAGGCGCAATTGCTTTTTGGGTTGTCTGTGATGCGTTGTCATAGTTTCAAGCTTGCTGATGTTCACAACAGACTTGACGCCTCAGGCGTGGATTCTCGTCGGTTTGGGTCTTATCGGTGCCGCGGCAGTTGTCGCAATTTTGATCGGAAAGGCCGTCTCGGTCTGGAAGGACGTTTTACGCAAATAACAAACCTTGTGAAGGATTAATCATGAGCAAATATCCTCAAACTTTACTTTCGTGCCCTATTGCCCAAGACGGTGACAGGAGCGCAGTTCCGGTGACAGCGCTTGAGGCAGGAACGGGTAGGCTATCGCAGGAAGAGGGGTGGGGCAAATGGAACTCCTTGCCGATCGGTGAGGGCGGAATTCCCCCAAAGCGAGACGACTTCAATTCGGTTCTCTACTTGCTTTCGTCGTTCCTTGTGTGGTATCAGCAGGGCGGCATAATGCAATACTCGGCGTCGCTTCAATACGAGCCGGGAAACGAGGTATTCAGCAATGGCGTCAAGTATCGATGCTTAATCGCGAATGGGGTAGGCACGGACAAGGGAGTGGTGGCACCGGCCGCTGACAAGACGGTTTGGAGTAATCAGGATTTGCCTAGCGTCCTTGCGGGGCAGGTTACGCCTTTCTACAACTGTAAGCTGGGCGGGTCGGACGGAAGAAGGCTAATCCCGTGGGGAAGTCCCGATGCGTATGAGGCTTATGTCATCTGCGACGGCGGCAGCGATGGGCGCGGCGGGAGCGTCCCCAACCTCGTCGACAAGTTTTTACTCCCGAGCACTGTTGCGAATGCAGGCAAGACTGGCGGAAGCTTGAGCCTTAAGGTGCCGGGGGTAACGGTCAACGGGACGGTAGGATCTACGGTTTTGACGGTCGAGCAGATGCCCGCGCACACGCACACAGGCAGTTCATCGACTGCGGGCGCGCATACGCACACTCGCGGCACGATGGAGATTACAGGCGCGATTCCCGTGGACGATCACAAGATCCGCTATGTCGAGGGGGCCTTTTATCAAAACGGGAACTATTCCAACTGCGACAACCGAGACTCCGAAAACGGCTCTCCGCGCGCGTCCTTTGCGGCTTCGAGAACGTGGTCCGGGGAAACGTCGTCCGCCGGCTCGCACTCGCACACGATGAATCTAAACTCGACCGGTGGCGGGCAGGGGCATACGCACACAATCACAAGCTCATCCGAAGCGCAGACGCTCACGCTAGACCGTCCGCCCTTCTATCGTCTTGCTTATTTTGTCAAACTGCCGGAGTAACAAGGCATGGCATCAAAAGAATTTCATTTCCATTACGTCAAAACGCCCACGGGTTCGATCAGTGGTCAGTCTGTTTTGACGCAGACAGAGGACGCGATCAATGATCTCGGCGACTATATGTTCGAGGCTACGGGCGACGCGACCGAGGCGCTGAATAAGGCTACTGAAGCGCTCAACACGGCGAATACCGCTCAGCAAAATGCGGCCGAGGCGCTCTCTACTGCGAATTCTGCGCTTGGTAGCGTCAATACCTTAACCATCACCGTCAATTCGTGGGATGGGCGCATCAAAAAGGCTGAGAGCAACGCGGCTAATGCCGTCACTGCGGCGACTGAGGCATCTAATAATGCCTCTCAGGCTGTCACAACGGCCAATTCTGCGCTCAATACGGCTCAGCAGGCCGTCACGACGGCCAATGCCGCGAAGACGACGGCTCAGAATGCAAGCACTGCGGCTACTCAGGCCGTGGGCACGGCCGACGCGGCGAATGCGACGGCGGAAGAGGCGAAGAAGATTGCTCAGCAAGCCGTTACCGACACTGACGGCATTCGCGATGAAATCAACCAGAGCATGGTCTTGATTACCCAGAAGGTAAACGAGGCTACGACTCAGGCGCAAAATTCCGCGTCCTCCGCCGCCCAATCACAGGCCAATAGTGACCTTTCTAAGCGGTGGGCAACATGGACGACGGGCGTAGAGACCGAAGACGGCACGGACTACACGGTCGCCGATGACGGCTATTCGTCCAAGTGGAATGCTCAGCTCGCTCAGGCGTGGGCGGTGAAGACTGACGGCAAGGTGACGGAAAACAACCTGGCCGATGGAACTGAGATCGATTATTCGTCGAAGTACTACGCTCAGCAGGCGAAGGCTAGTGCTGACACGGCTGATGCCTCTGAAGCCTCTGCGCTCTCTTCGAAGAACGCGGCGGCATCGAGCGCGGCGGCGGCCAAGACTAGCGAGACGAATTCGAAGGCGAGCGAGGTTGCGGCCAAGGCTTCGCAGAACGCGGCTAAGGCCTCGGAGACGAATGCGAGTGCGTCGGAGACTAATGCCCTTGCGGCTAAGAACGCAGCGGCTACGAGCGCAAGCGCGGCTAAGACGTCAGAAGCGAAAGCCAAGACTTCTGAGACTAATGCGAAGACGTCTGAGACGAACGCGGCCTCATCGAAAACTGCGGCGGCATCCAGTGCGTCGGCCGCGAAGACTAGTGAGACGAATGCCGCATCGTCGAGTTCGGCCGCTGCTTCGTCTGCTTCTGCCGCGTCAACCTCTGCAACGAACGCTTCTAACTCGCAAAAGGCCGCCGCGTCTAGCGCTACCTCAGCCGCTAACGCGCAGAAGGCCGCAGAAGTCGCGCGCGATCTCGCTCAGCAATATGCGTCGCAGAATGCGCATGCTGTCGTTTATGACGCTCAGACGCTCACGACAACCCAGCAGGCGCAGGCGCGAAAGAACATTGGGGCGATTTCGGCGGCCGAGGCACCCGCACCCAACCTGACACCGTACCTCACGAAGGCCGACGCCGCCTCTACGTACTTGGGCATTAACGCCAAGGCGGCCAGCGCGGCAAAGGCCGACTCTGCTACTACGGCGAACTCGGCTAAAGTGGTGCCCTGGACCGGTGTTAGCGGGAAACCTCAGCTCATCCCCGGTACTGGTGACGCGGGAACGATCACGACGACTGAGACCGTTGTGGCGGCAACCACCGTGTCAGACACATCGGCGAGATCTATGAGCCTTGCCAGTGGCGGCACGCTCACGGTCAACAACGGATCTGCCAACAAGGCATGGATTACCGTGGTCGCGCTAGCTGGCTCGGCCACGATCAGCCTCGGCAGCTCTTGGTCGTGGAGCGGTTCGGCTCCGACGCTTGCCAAGGGGCTTGTGACGCTTGCGTGGTACGGTACCTTTGGCGTCGCTAATTTTACGAAGTTTGGGGACTGATAAATGTTCAAGACGTGGACTTACAAGGGTGTTGCCTACCAGTCCGAATGGAAGGTTCGACAAGAGGTCTTCAATCAAGATCGCGTGTGCTTCGGCGAAGCTCCCGAGGAAGGCAAGGTTGAATTCTGGGCACAGTTCGGGGTGGCCTATACAGAGGAAGAAGACCAGCCGACACCAGAGCCGACCGTAGAAGAGAAAGCGGCGCAAATTCGCTCCCGTCGCGACCGCCTGATTGAAGAGTCGGATTTCTACATGATGCCCGACTATCCCGCGACAGAGAAAGGTTTGGAGGCAGTCAAGAACTACCGGCAAGCATTGCGTGACGTGACCTTACAGGAACCGTTCCCGCACAGCGTTCAATGGCCTGAAGTGCCCGCAGTGCTGCTGAAGCAGCCAGAGAAGGAGGCAACGTTTCAGATGCTAAAACAATAATAGGGGAAGGTGATGTTTGCCAGTAAATTATTGTTGGTTTCAAATGGAGAAGGTATGTATATTTTTCAACCAAATACATCGGCGAAGGTGTCAATTAGAACAGGAAAACAGCCCCCGTCACCGCAAACTATCAACAAGCTTTGTTATTTAAAAAGGTTTGTTTGGAGAAATACATACGGCGATGGGAATCATACGGTTCAGATCGTAGCGCCTTCTGGAGAAGTATTGTTGAACAGTAGTCAAAGTCGAGGAACGATTGAATTTAACGATTATGGCTGGATTCCTAAAGGCTCGGTAATTAAACATTGGGGGAATCATGTTGACTGGACGTATTTCGACGAGTGGTTAGCATATGAGCCCGAGGCAGTTTCAATAAGCCTTGATGATGTGACTAGGATATTGTAAGTAGTTCGGGCGAAACGCCTGATATCCTCTCCTTCCTTTGGGCCGGAGAGGACATCACCACCACATTCCTGTACCTAAGTGAATTGCGTAGGTTTTTTCTGTTATTTGAAAATTGCCATGAGCTCTTCCTGGCGAGAAATACGTTCTAGGGAATATGTGTACATCATCGCCGAACGTGAGTTGTTGCCCGTGGAGTTTTATTCCGTAGAAAATCCTTGTGATCTTGCTGATGAAGCGAACATTGGCAACATAAGAATATGCTTTTCTCAAATGAATAAATCGGTACCAGTCGAGAAGTAATCTTATGTAGGGATGATGTTGTTTGGCGCCAATTGTGGATGTTGCTATTTGGGTTGGCGCTTCAAGGCAGAAAAAACAGCCCAGATGAAGTAAATCGTCAAAGCCATTAATGACTTTGACGTCAGTGTCTAGGTATACGCCGCCATAATTATATAAGGCATGAAGTCTTGCTACGTCAGAAACGAAGGCCCAGCATTTCTTTCGCAGCGCTTCTTGGGCGTATGGATAAAGTTCAAATGGAAAATTTGATTCATTCCACAGCTTGAATTCCCAATCTGGGTGAATTTTGTGCCAAGAATCAATGCACCGTTGACATGGTTCAGGGATTGATGCTGGTCCAAACCAAGCATAGTGAATGACTTTTGGGATTTTCTTTGGCGGAAGGTAGTCGTGCCTAGAAGGGGATAGTTTTTCGCGCAGGTAAAACTCCGCTAAGTCTAGATGGAGAAAGCTGTTAACAATGAAGTTTGGTGTGCGGGGGAGGTAAAACATATTTGATATGGATGCAAAATGGACTACGGTTGCCAAGCAAGCCGTAAGCAGGGGATGTACCCGTAATTTTATCTCAGAAAGCTCTTCAAAGGAAGCTCTTCAAAACCCCATCTCTGAGAGATGGGGTAAGCAGATTTGTTAAAATTAGAGGCTCGTGGCTGGGGTCGAAAAATTGTTGAAAGCTCCCAGGGACGAGAGTCGTTCGATTTTTCTGAATAATGCTGACGTGACTCGATGTTTGCCTATAAATTAGGCAAAATCCCACCTCAAGAG